TGAGAAACCACTTCCTGTTACTATCATTCTTTTACTTGGTAAAGTTACTGCACCATAAACTCCTACACCATATACAGCAGAACCATATAAAGATGTAGCAGCTAAAGAACCTACATTAACTGCACCAGGTTGAGGAACAGTTGTAGATTCAAAATCATATCTAATTCTCATTTGTAAATCTGGTTGTGTTCCTTCTGGTTTAATATTTGCTTTAACAGCATAAAGACTTTTTCTTAAACCATTATCTCCATAGTCCATATCTGGTGTTTGAAATCTTGCATCAATATTGGAACCATTAAAATTGTCTCCACTATCATGTAAATAAACAAAACCAGTTTCATCTGTACTAAATTTAACTTCTTCATTAGAAGTATTTAAATCTGAAGTACATCTTTTAACTACTAATCCTTTTGACTCACTCCATTCAAAAGCAGGAATTCCTTGTTCATCAAATTTAAATGTTCCTATAATTCCACTTTGACTTGAATTTGCTTGACCTGAATGATGATAAAATAATCTATATTGACTTCGTTCTCTAATAACCATACTTGATAAAGTATAATCTGCTATATTATCAAGAATATCATTAATTAAAGGTAATATTTTTCTACTAACAGAACCAATTTCAACGTCAGAAATTCTAGCTGTACCAGCAACTGTTCTTAAACCATCAGGTGCTAAAAAGATTAAATCTCCACCTATTTCCTGAATTGTATTTCCATCTATACAACCTATATTTTTGGTTATAGATTTAAGTATAGGGTCAGAATCAAGGCTTGTCAACTCAAATATACTATTTTTACAAAAAATAATAAGAGTATTTCTGAAGACTTTAATACCTACAATAATATCTCCAACATCAATTGTTCCTGAACCAGTAGCTTCAAAATCATAAGGTTTTAAACGACCACTATAAGCAACAGTACTTGTTGATACAGATTGTCCTGCTACTACTAATCGTTCTGAAAAAATAGTAGCTCTTGAAGGATTAACTGGAGCTGACCTATCTAATTCTTCAAAATAATAACTATATACAGCACCTGATTTAGTAATTTGAAATTCAGCTACTTTATTAACATCATCAACAATATATAAAGTTCCATAAGCACCATTTGATTCATAGTTAGCAAACTGATTATTAGCTTGATTTGTTCTTGCAACTGTTGTAGCACTTGCTACTTCAGCAGAAGTCATTCCACTTCTATAAATAGTTTGAGTACTAGCAGTAGATACAACTTCAATATCAAATGTTAAATTTGTATTATCTGTAATAGATAAAACTCTATATGTAATACTATTAATTTTTACTCTATCATCTACAGCTAACTCAGTTGTAAATGATGTTCCAGTTCCAACAACTGCTGCTGAACTTGCAGTTACTGCAACTGTACCAGTTAAACTTTTATAAGTATCTTTATTAATTTGAAGCCAAGTAATACCATCTGTACTCCAATAAATATTATTACCTTGACAAGCAATAACTCCATTAGCATATGGAACTATTCCTGTTATAGCATCTGTAGTTGTACCGCTTGGACTGGTTGCACTTCCTGCACCCCATTTTGTAAAACCATTTATTCTTCGATAGCCACCTGTTGTAGCTGATTCAAAGTTTTGTAAAATAGTTGCGGCTCCAGGTGTTCTAAATAATGCATGAGCACTTGAAACTAAATCTAAACCTCCTGCAACTGTAATGGAAGCTCCTTGTGTTGGCATTTAAATTTTCCTTATGGTAACAAATATGTAAATCTTACGTCTGACATATATTGTGGTTGTGGTGAATTTAAATTATCAGCCATTGACTGTAATCCTTTTTTATATTCGTCTAATGCTAATTGTGATTGAGCTATATTATCTTTAAATTGATAAATATAATATCTAGCTCTTGCTAATAAAACTGTTTTATATTGTTCTGGAAATGCAACTTCATCTGTATCAGCAGATAAAGCAGTTGGTCTATTATATGCAAAGAAATGTATATTGTAAACTTTATCAGGTATAGGAGATAATCCAAATCTTCTACCATCAGAACTTCGTATAACTCTTAATGGTACTCCATATTGAGAAGTTCTAGCATCAGCTTCTTCTGCTTTTGCATAACTATTTCTCCAAACTGTTAAAGTTGTAAATGCTAATTTATTAATTGTATAAGGGGAGGCAGTATCTACAAGAGTAAACATATCCCAATTTACTGAATCAAAATCACTATCTACACCTGTAGAACCAGCTTTTGATAAATACCATCTTTTTCCAACTTCTGTTGCAATAACAGTATTTCCATAATAAGGGTCATCAGGTTCATCAGCACTTAACCATGACCAATCATCAACAGCATCTACTATATCAGAGTAAGCTCTATTTACACAATTTGCAACTTGTTTTTGTACGCCTACTCCACTAGAAATTGCTGTAAGTTCTGGTTCATTAAGTTCTACTAATAATTCATTAGTTAATGCTAAATAGGTCTTTGCCATAATACTTCTTCTTATTTACAATCTGAATGGTCGCAATCTGATAACTCATCAATTGCTTCGTCAATTTTTTCTATAATCATTTCTTCTTTAGCTTCTAACTTTTGAAGTTCTGCGAAATGTTTTTTAAGCTTTTTTAAAGCTTCTTTCATTGGATTCCTTTTTAAATTTAAGTGGCTATAATAAGTACCACAACAACTACTGCTACTGCAATAGAAACTTTTTTATGTGCTACTATATAAGCCCACGCTTTTTGCATATGTTCCATATATAATCCTTTTTTTTTTAAAAGACAGGGGGTATATTGCAACCCCCTATCTAGATGTTAGGTTTAATACTAACAATAACGTATAGCCTAATAAATTAGTCTATAACGTAAATTGTTCTTCCTAAGCACTCAGGTCTAAGAACTTTTCTTCCGAAAACAAGTAATCCTCTTACTATGTCAGCGAAAGTAGTAGTACTTCTTAAACTTTCAACAATCTTCAACTGAGACGCACACGAAGTCGAACTCATTTGACCCCATGTTGCCACAGGAGCAGTTGCAGACCCAGCAGGTGTTGCACCTGATAAGTCATTTGTTGCTAGATTATTTGATTTGTACATTTGGAAACCTCTAACGAGACCAGATGCTACTAATCCATTTCTAAGACTACCTTTACCAGCATTGTAATCAACTGATAATAGTTTAGAAGATGTGTTAGCTAAAGCATCATACCACTCAGGTGCACCAACAAACCAACGACCTTCTTCAGGTGCGTTTTGAATGTCGAGCAACTTAGCAGATGTACTCATACTATTTAGAGGGTCAATTTCACCAGAAGCAAAACCTATATCAATAGGTGTTCCTGTAGTTCCTAGTCTATTTGCAGTTGTAGACACTTGAGCATCTGCACCAAGATAAGTAAAGACATTACTGTCTAAAGCATCTCTTAGCTTGTATGCTGCGTTGTCTGAAGCAACAGATTGGAAGTTGATATGAGAAAATCTTTTCTCAATATCATCTAATGCAAATTGAAAGTATTTAGCTTGGTCTACTATGAGAACAAGCTCGTTGTCTGTTAGTGCTGTAGCAGAAGTCGCTAGACCTCTAGTATAATCACTTACAGTTATTTGTGGTTCTTGTACTATATTGACTGTGTCACCAAAGTTTTTAATTTCACCCATATAGTCTGTGTTACAGATTGCTTCTGCAACAGATGCTTTACGTAGTGCTATTTGAACTTTCTTCGAGTATATTTGAGGTACCCAAAAGGCGTTAGCCTGGTCCCCTGATGGAGTTTCTCCACCAAAGTTAGTAGTACTTGAACCTGCAAAATTTGCCATAATTTATGACTCCTTTTTGTTTGGTTGATAAAAATAGTAGTTTTACTAATCTCTAGTAATTCTACCTTCTCTCTGAGCCATCAGAATAGATTTCTCATTTCTTTCAAACTCAGCGTCTGACATTTTTTCAAAGTCAGAACTTTTAAAGATAACTTTATTATTCGTTGGTGGTTGAATTTGTTCGTTAGTTTTAACTAACAAATCAGCACCTTGAGTAACTCTTTTATCTTCTGTGGCTTTTTTATCTAATCCAAGTCCTCGGTCTTTCTTATACAGGTCAACTGCTCTTGCAGCAAGTTTACCATCTGAAGTATTTTCATAAACCCACTTCTTAATTTCCATGGGTTGTGTGTCTGCCCAATTATGAAAATCATCTGATTCTTTAATTTGATTAAAGTCTGGATGAAATTTCGATAACTCTAATTGAGCTTCTCTCTGTGATAAAGCTGTGTTAGCTTTTTTCAAAGAGTCAACTTCTTCCTGCAAACCTTTCATCTCTGTTTGAGATTGCAAGTGAGATACAGTTTCCACCACGCCATAAATGTCAGGGTAATCTTTTTTAAAAGCACTAAGTTCATCAGCACTTTTAGGTGGGGTGTATTTAGGTCGGTTATCTCGAAGCTGTGCTTTGAGGTCTCCTTCTTTGTTACTCCACTCACCAAGTTTCCTATCATAATAACGCTTTAGGTCATCATATCTTTTTTTATAGTCAACTTTTGTATAAGGTTTAACTTCAACATTACTTAATGGTGAATCTTCGACCTTATCCGAAGTAGCTGTAGAAGAAGGGGATAAGACATTTGGGTTCGAACTATTTGTTGTAGTTCTATTTGCGTAGTCAAATCCTGTTTTCTTCTCAGGGTCAGGCTCGACTGGTCCACTATCCGCATTTGGTACTGGTTTTGGCATTACGTCTGCTGTATGCCAATACTTTTTGCGATTATATGGATTCGCCTCGACTTCATTAGTTGTTCCTTCGTTTTCTTTATTATTCATAAAATCCTCCTTTGGGCTTCTTTTACTGAAGGTAGCAAAAAAAGGTGATTAATTTAAAACGAAGCTACAAGGGCTTCTATTACAAAAATAGAAGGTAGCTTGTTTATCTAGAGTACCTACTCTAAATTCTGTTATACTATGGTTTCATCTACTGCAAGTTCTGCAGTTTCTTCTTGATTAACCATACCAGCATCATAAGCTTCTTCAGCTTGTGCCATCATTTTTCTTAATTTATCAATGCCGATATTCTTAACAGCTTTTGCTGTAAATACAAATTCGCCATCTGACAATAATGCTGGGATTGAATCTGAAGTTCCTGTTCCAGGTCCTTCTACTAATTCATCTTCTGTAAATTCTGTTGCAACCATCTTTGGTAAAATGGCTTCTAATTCTGGATACATTTCTATAGCAGCATCCACGACTACTTCTTCTTCTTCACTTAACATTGAAGTATCTAAAACACTTTCTGCATCTTCCATAGCTACATCTTCTTCCATAGCTAAATCATCAGCAGCAATTTCATCTCCAATTAAAGGTTCTTCCATTCCTACTGGAGCCATTAAAGGTTCTTCAACAATTTCTTCTTCTACTAAATCACCTTCTTGAAAAGCTCTATAGTCTCTTCGTCTATCATATTTTTCTTCAAGAGCTGTTCTTCCACCTATTGAATATTTTTGTCTAGATAAAGGTTCTTCTTCAGCAATTTGAAAATTATCCATGTAACCACCAAGAGCTATTTTACTTCTAGCTTCTGCTGCAGTTTTAGCTCCTATCTTTTTAGATTGTGTAGGACTATATGTTATATCTTTTAAAAAACCAATAGGACCACCATGAGCTGCTTTTTTAACTTCAGTACCTTTTGAATATCTAGTTCTAGATTTAGATAAACCTCTTTGAGGTAAACCTTCCCTAGCAGATTCAGGAGTATTTACATCATAAGGTGTAATTCCTTTATCTTCTTTTCTAGTATCTTTAAGATAAGGTGGCATAGACATTAATCCACCTGTAGCCATGTTAATGGGTTTTGACATATTTCTATCCTATAGTGTTATTATAACAACTAATTGTTAATTAGTCAACACTACCTTTAACTATTTCTTTAACCTGCTGGGGTAGGTTCTGTAGTCTGTCCAGCAAATTCCATTTCCCCTGGCATTGATACATTACCTGGTCCGATTGGGCTTTCGCCAACTCCAGAGTTGTTTGGTGCTGTACCTTCTTGAGGTACTCCTCCATTACCTTCCATTGGTCCGAGTTGACCAGGTGCAGGAGCTTGTGAGCCATTTGGTTTGTTAGCATTCTGATATCCTATAATTTTAGCATAAATTTCTGCTTCATCTTTAGAGTTAATTATTTCATCAGGGTCTAAATCTAAAGAGTATGCTAACTCTTTAATGATTTCCGAGATTCTAACAAATGGAGCAATCGCAGGATTTTGAATAGTTTGTAAGAACATTGTCAGTCTTTGAGAACGAACTTCTTTTCTCATCAAACTAGAACTTCCTGTCGCTTTAATTTCCAAATCTCCTACAATTGGTAAATCACCTTCATAGAATTGCATATTCCATTGGAACATTGATTCTCCTAAAGGCTTAATTAATTGGTCGTCAATATTTTTTATAACTGTTTTAATATTTAAAGATGCAGCACCCATAAGCATTGACATACCTGATGCTGTTCTTGTCATACTTTGAACTCCTGTTTGTCCATGTGAGTATGATGGTATTCCTGTTGATTCATCTGCAAGTTGTCTGAACTTATCAAACATCTGCATATTTTCTACAGCAGTATTTGGAAACTTAATTCCATAAATTGCTTGACCAGGAACTCCTGCTTGTCTTTTAAAAATCTTACCTGGAAATACTTCCATGCTTTGATTATTAACTAAAGCAGATTCATCTATATCAAAAACTAAATTTCCAGCTAAAGCTAAATTATCAATTGCCATTCTTGCATGACCATTCATAATTTGTTGAGCATCATCCATATTTTCTGGAACACCTATTCCAAAAAAGTTATAAGGATTTTTTTCATAAGGAAAAGATTGATAAGGAAGTCTAAAAGGTTTAAATGGATTTTCAACAATTCTAATTATTTTATTTTTACACATCCAAACATTAACTTGAACTTCTGTTGTATCTGCAATATCAGGGTCTATTGTTAGACCTTGTTCTTTTGCAGTCATAGCATCAATGGTTCCCCAATATTCTAAAATTTCATATCTGTTTTTTTCTATATCTCCAGTCGAACTTCCTTCTAAATCTATATTTTGTTCCCAACTTAATTTTTGATAAGCAGGACCATCAGCTAAACATTCTTCAATTTTTTCTTTACTAAAATAAGGTCTATTGATTAAATCTAAAAATTGATGTCGGTTAACTCTGTGTCTTTGAATAACAAATTCACACTCATCCATATTTCTAGCATTAGGGTCTGGGTAGAAATCCCAAATACTAACAAATTCTACTTTTGGAACTTTAATAAAATCAGGAGTGTATTCTCTAGCAGTACCATTTCCTGTTCCTGTATATTTATGTACAGTTTTATTATAAGTAAATGGACCTTTTAGAATTCCTGTTCCTAATAAACAAGATTCAAAGATAGCATTACGTAAAGTAACATTACCATTTGATTCTTCTAATTGGTCGTGAATAAGTTTTTCTAATCTTCGTGCAGCAATTTGTGCAGGTTTAATTTGAGGGAATTCTGGAAGATGTCCAGGTCCTTCTGATAATTCAGCTTTTTCAAATTCAGGTTCTAATCCACCTAAGAAACTTTCATTTAAAGAATCAAAGGTAGCACCCTTTGCTAAAGGTTTACCATCACCAGGAAATCCTAAATTAGAAGTAGGACTCATAGGTTGACCAGGAGTATATTCTAAATTTCCTTCAACAGTTGGAGTCGGTTGCATATTATCATCCCCCATTTGTTCTTTAAGAGGATTCATATGTGCGTATTTAGCAATACCTTCTGGAACTTCTGTTTCTTGAATGACTAATGGAAATTTACCAGTTCCAAATAATACATCTATAATTTGTCCATAAGCTGCTAAAACTTTAGTCTTAGTAACTTTAACAAAGACTCTAGATTTTTCATGTTGAGTAAAATGAATATCTTTATAATATCTTCCACGATAATTATGATAAGATTGTAACCATCTATTCTCATCATCATTTCTAGTATCTTTACAAGCTTGAAATTTTTTATTAATTAAACCAACAAGAGCATCATAACCCTCTTCTGCAACTTCTTCATTTTGCATAAGTTGATTCTGTCTATCAGCAGCAGGTAATAAAGCCATATAATTTAAACCTTCTAATATTGATATATATTAACAATAATACACTTATTAATGTCGTTTGTCAACAATCTTTTTGATTTCTATGATAACAGATGTAGGTATCAAAGTTGTATTTGCAATCTCATCTATAGACCCTTCTTCCTTTTCTGATAGGGAATAATCACCAAAAATCCTTGTTAAACCTTTCTTTTGTGAGAGTAGATGTCCTTTAGTTACACAAGGAGGAAGCTTTGCTTTCTGACAAGCTGATATACTTTGCCAACTTGAATCTGAAACAATATCATACCAATGGACCTCAACAAGAGGATACTTGTCAATTTCTCTTTTAGCTTTTGTATTTATTTTAATCTTCCTGCGGTTCACTAAAATGCTTCCTATCTTTCAATACTTTATAATTATGATTATGTTGGTCTGTTTTTACTTTACCATAAGTTTCAAACTTACCATTTCCATGAATTTTTTTATCTCGGCACCAATCTACAATCTGGTCTTTCTCACCATTATTATCAGAACATCTAAATAGACTCATCTTATATTCTTGTTCAATATTAGGGTCTTTAATATATTCCAGAAGTTCTTCATATGACATTACTTTATCATATTTCTTATTTGTTAATTTATTTATAAATGTATATATAGGCATATTAAATAAAATGAATGACTTTAAATATAAGATATAAAGTAATAAAAATAAACATTAGAAACAAAAAGACTTCTTCTGGAAAATGCATTAGATTAATATATCTTTTAATTCAAATTTTAATCCTTCTAATTCAGGAGGTTTACCTTTTGGATAAGTAGGATAAATTACAAACTTCTCACCTGTTTCTTCATTTGTACATCCTGCAACTAACCAATCCCAATGAAAGTTTAAATCAGTTACAAATTCTCTTGTAACTTCATAAGTCTTATCAGGATGTTGTTTAAGTAAATGGGTTTGACATTCTTCCATTGTTTTAAACCATCCTTGCATTTCAAAATTATGTTGTGTTTCTATAGGGTCAAATCCAATTAAATAAGCTAGTATTAATATTTTAAACATTAGTAACCAAATACCCTATCTGAAGGTACCCATTTTTTTACTTGATTCATTCTTTCATAAACACTAGGGGTTCTAGGTCTAGACATAATTAAATATCTTAATGCATCATAAGCATGGTCTGAAGCTTTAGTATCTACATCTTCAGGTCTATTAGGGTCTACAGGTATTCCCTGTAGTTCTCTAATTAAATTAGGACAAGTCTTAAAGATAATCATTCTTGGTCTTCCTTTCTCATTAATTTTTAATCGTTCATGTATTTGTATTTTTCCTTGAATTCTATTTTTATCAGCTCTTCTAAGTTTATGTCCTGCTGTTGTTAAGACTTCACCTACAGTCGGACCTGTTGTGCCAGTCCTTGCCCAAGCTGCACTATCTAAAACTCCTTGTGGAGAAAGCTTATCTTCTTTTTCATATTGCCAAATAAGTTTAGCTAAGTCATCTCCTGTTAAACCTTTTTTATATAATTCTCTATAAACAATTAAGGTTTCATCTGTTGGGTCTAAAGCTGCCCATATAACTGCAGACTCTGCTGCATAACCATAGTCAATTCCTTTTATTCTTTGCCAATGTTTAGGTAACTCATAGGGAGCTACACAATGTTTATCATATTCAAATTCAGCAAAAGCAGCTCCTTCGGAAACATCCCAATTTCCATCTAAGAGTTGTCTTCTTTGAACTGGTGGTAAAGATTGTAACATCTTTTCATATTTACCATCTAAGGCTAAATATGGATTATCTTCTAATCGTGCTGGTATAAATTTTCTTGTTAATTCATCAACACCAGTAAAACTATTATTAGGAGGTGCTGGGTCTAGATACCTTTTCTTAACCCAGTTTCCTCCGACACCTCCAGGGTTTGCTGTGCACCGAATGTAGCATTTTATTTTTTGATTAGTTGTTCTCAATCGTGACTGCAAATATTGGAGTGGGAATTCTGTAGGATACTGTGTTAGTTCGTCAATCCCTATCCAGGTATATGATTGACCTTGATATCTATACACATCAGCATCTCTGTCCAGATAACCGAATTCCAATGTTGCTCCTGAAGGAAATTTCCAAATCTTTTCGACTTCCCTAAACTTTGTGCCTGGAAAGGCTTTAGGATAAAGTTCTCTTGACTTGTCAATTAATTCTCTTAATTCAGGCATAGACTTCCTTAATAATAAGGCTCTATGTTCCTTGATATGCATAAATCTTAATGGGTCAACAAGCATGGCATATGATTTGCCACCACCTGCGGCTCCTCCATACAAAACATCTTGCTCTGGTGCAGCTAAGAAGTCTGTCTGAGGACCATCATTAGGTTTGAATACTATTCTATCTTTTTCTTCTTCCAGTAATTTCTTAACTGATTGAGGTAGGACATTATATTGTTCTTCCCCCATGACCAACCCTTTTTTATTTTTCGTTTCATTTGTTTGTTCTCCATGTTGTACAATACTCAAAGCTTCTTTCTTAGCTTTAAGTCTCGTTGTTTTATTTTCTAAATTCTTTCTTAGCCTTTTAATTTCTTTTTCTTTATCCTTAACAGCTCTTCGTGATGCTATCTTGGCTTTATGGGCAAAGCTATAATTATACTGTCTCGTCATTTCTACTTAATAATCCTTTTGGTTTTTCAAAGCTATCTCTGTCTATGATTTTCTTTAATCCCATAGGAGATAACTTGCGACCAGTTTGATGTTCTAAAATCTCAACTGCTCCTCTTAAAGAGAAAGCTCCTGACTTAACTCCATCCTTCATTTCATTTAAAGATGAAAGTTCTTTATCAACTTTCTCTAATGTTTTGTTATCTTCTGATAACTTATAACCAAAGGGTATAGTAGAACTATTCCTTTTTCTCATTTTCTATTTCAACCTCTTCTGCTTCTCCATCAATTAGAGTTCTCTTTTCAGGTAACAGAAAGATACCACTTGTAGCTGTATGGGTAACATCCAACTTATCACGTTTGGAAACACCCACTCTGTCCAACAAGGTCTGGGCTGCTTGAAGTTTTGCATTGACCTGAGGGATAGGGTCATCACTATTAAGTATCTCAACTAATTTCTGAGAAGCTTGTGGTGCTGACTTTGCTAGAATCTTTGTGGCGACATCTATAATCTCATCCTTTAAACTTTGAATAACATTGTAGTATGAAGTCTCTTTGTATCCTGCAATATCCAAAGCTCTGTTTATATCACCTTTAGCTGATGTTGCAAGAGTTGAAAGAAATGTTTGTTGTTGTTCTGTCAACTTCCTTTTATTATCTAATGAAGGTAGAAAACTTGTGTTCATATAATCTAGTATAACAAGTTTACAGCTAGTTGACAACAATATTTATATTTATTTCTGGTAGACGTTGACAAATGTAAGAATCGTGTGTATACTAAGGTAACAGCCCTCCAGGGGGTGAAGCATCTACTACTTCCCTCTGGGACAGTCCAGCTATCTAGCTCAGTCTAACGCTAGTCTTTAAAGCAGGGCGAGTCTATCTAGTTTACAAGC